CCTATTAGAATCAAGGAAACACATCATATACGGACTCCTGGCTAACAGTATTATAGATAAAGAAGAAGGAATACGATATAAAGTAAAAGAATAACCCACAAAAAAACCCTACACCGATTGATGTAGGGTTTTTTATTTCAATTAAATATAAACTAATAGACACTATTACGATATTCGTTCATGTGTTTTTTAAATTTCTTAAATTTTTCATAGAATTTTATTTCCTCCACTAAACTTGTAGTTAGTATTTTATTATAAAGACCGTTAGATAATTTGTATTTATCATCACCGTAATTTTTTATTAAATCATCAATATATTCTAATCCATAATTACCAATTTTTATTGTATTTGGATCAGGTTGAACTCTATCATTTGCTCTACTTCTTACACTATTGACAAAAGTTGATTCATCTAACCAATTATTATAGAAAAGAGGATATTTGGTAGCTGATTTAAACTGTTTTATAACCCTAATAACAAAAAACACAATTATTGGCATAAGTGGAACAAAAGTAACTAATATTGTTAACCACGTTGCAAAGTCAAGCCCTGTGAATAGAAGTATCATACCCAAAGCATAAAACATCCATATTAGAGCAAGTCTACGAATCTTTTTTAGTATAACTTTATTAGATTGAAATAAATTATTAAGTCGGGTGTAAATTTGGAGTTCGTTCATATTATTTAATCTTTAAAGTTTTAAATTCTGTACTATCATTATAAACCCAATCAGTATCTAAGAGTTTTAGTATTTCCTTATTGGTTCTAATATCATTTAATAGTAAATCAATAAGAACACTATCTTGCTGAACTTTTAATTCAAAAATAGCTTTCCTTTTTTCATTTGGGATACCGGAATTTTCGTTGATATAATTCTTCAACAATTCATAGTTCTTTTCTGTGTCGATAACCCTTTTTTCCAACTCTATTGTTTTATTAGCTTGAATGATACCATTTTCTGTGAGATCGTTAATAAATACAAGACTAATTCTTATTCCCATCATTAAGGTAAGATATACAAAAAATGCTAAACATTGATAAAAAATTGAAATTTTCATATTTTTATTTTTTAATTAATATACTAATTTTCTCGGTTTATAATCTGGATTAATACTAACTTTTTTATACATATATGATTGTATCCCGTATCTAAAACCATTACTTTTTAAAACAAAATAACCATTTAATCCGAATGTTTCATAATATGATTCTTTAATATCTTTCCCTAATAAATAATCCATACAAGAAATAAATGTACTACCAGTTCCCTTTGGGTCATTTCTCCACCCATCACCATATTCTTGAACGAATTCTTGTTCAGTCTTAAAACGATATTTATGATTTTTAACCATTAACTACAAATATAAGAATAAAAATTAATATAAACAAATATTATGAACTTTGATAAATAGAAAATCTTGGGTTATTAAGAGCTAAGTATTTATAAATTCTTCTTACGGAATATTCAAAATTAGATTTTTTACTTTTAAAGTCCAAATTATTAACGTATTGTGAGTAAATAGAATTGTTATTTTTGAAAATAACTCTACCTGGATATTCTAAGATTTTTTGTACCGAATTCAATACAGCACTGACATATTTTTCTTCGTCATAAACAGCGTATACAGAATTTTTCTTTAAGGTTGTTAACATATAGTTAATTGGTTCGTATATATGGTCTATGTGTATGAATCTAACTTTATTTTCGCCATATGGGATATAAACCATAGGAATACCACCTATTTTAGCTTCGTGAATTCTTCTTATTGTTTCTGCTATTAGGGTACAATAGTTTATATCTGAATCATAGTTATTCCCCGATCCCTGTCTGTGAAAACTATTGTGATCTACACCATAAACATCATAAAGAACTGATTGTAGGATAATTGTATTTATATCGGGAAGATTTTTTCTTTCCCAATGATTTACTAATAATATTTTTTCAAGGTTATTTAATCTACAATACGACAAAGATAAATTTTGTGTTCGTTCATTAAAAGAACAATCAATGATATAATCAACTTTATACTTTACATGACTGATATCTTTCGATATATTCAACTTAAATTTACCATATCGTTTATAATCATTATATAACGATTGAGCAATAAAATTATCACCTATAATAACCAAGCTTTTTGTAGCTCGACCTGATACAACATTATTCATAAAAAATAATTAAAAAATAGTTTTAAGGTATTCCAATTCTTCGGAATATTCCCTTTTTTTCCTCTTGTGCAATTTCTGAGCGTACTTAGTATAATACTTTACATTATTTATAAAATTTGTTTGATCCTGTAACGCTCTACTCACATCGACCCCACGTTCTATTGATAAACCCTTGATAATAAATAAAACCCAATCATTATCATAACATTGAATTAAGTCAGAATCCATTATTATTTCTTGTTGTAAATTCAAGGGTTCTTTTTTCTTTGGAAATTCAGTACACCACATCATATTTATAATGTTACTTGTCTTTATGTTAATAAATTGATCGTCTTTATGATCGAAGAACTTTTGAAATTCTTTAATAGCAATTGATATATTTTCCATATCTGGTAATTGTCCGCCACTATGATTTATATCATGAAATAAACAAGCAATTCCTAATTCAATAACCTGATATTCTTCTAATTCACTTTTATCAGCAATATCAATAGCACTGTTAAATACCTTTATTAAGTGTCTTGTGTTATGATATGGTAAATTTGATGATGTGTTATTTTCTATCACATAATTAAAAGCATCTTCCCATAAAGGATGTCGTTTTATTTTCTTCAAGTAATGAGACATATACTATATTTATTTTTTTAATTTTGATAGAACTTTTTTAATCTTTTTTCTTCTATCAAGATTAGATAATTCGTCTATAATTTTAAGGTATCCTTCTTTTTTTATTTTTAAGTTATAGGTAGTTTTTCTTAAATTATTTTCTACTAGTATAACACTTTTTTCACACTTTTCAATATATTCTTCTATTAATTCTTTTTCTTTTCTATCAAGATAATCTTTATCTTTTACTTTCTTAGATATAAAAGAAGCGTATTCTACACCATTTTCATGTTCAACAAAAAAGAATTTCCCGAATTGTTCTCCATCACGAAATCCTGCTCTAAAAAATTTTCTCTCAATAATTAATGGGTATTTTAAACTACTTACATTTGGTGTAATTGATACCCTGTAACAAAGAGGCATTCCATTAAACGGTTTAGTATCTTTTGTTTCTTTTATTTTAATACCATTCATTATAATAAAATTATAAGTGCAATAATTATAGGTAATCCAATCGCCCACCAACAGGCGTGCCAATTAGCAAACAAATGAATTCCTTTATCGGTTATAGATTTTGGTCCTGCATCTTGTGCGTGGAATAAAAAGAAACCTATAAACGGTATCCAATACTTAGTAAATTTAATATTTTTTAGTTTCATCATCTTATAATTTTTAGTGGAATTTTTGTACCATCTTTCATAATTAATGGATATGCATCTTTTATATCTTTTACGGGCTTCTGTTTTGTATGTAATCCCCTGTGTTTAAAATATAATTTTGCTAATAAACTTCTATAAACTTTCATAATATTAAGTTTTATTTTTTATTATATCCATGATGAATGAAACAACCTTCGACACCACAACCACATTCAGCTATATACTCTGTTCCGCCTCTTGTAGTTTCACCCCTTTTAATTCGAGAATTTCTAGTAGCGGCATCCTTTTTAATAATAGACATATCTAAGCTAGTGAAGAATCTTTTATTATTCTTCCTAGATGCTTTTCTCTTTCTGGTTATTTGTTCTAAGTTCATCTTCCTTTTCTTTAAATGTGTAACACCCACAATATTTGCAACCACAAGGGTCCATATCTTCATAGGTATCAAAATGTCTGTAATATACATGATCACACTCACACATTCGATCATCCCCGTAATTAGGGTTGTATTTAATGTGTATAATTGTTTTTACTTCAATTGTTTTTATATAAGGTTTTTCGTTATTCAATTGTGTCAATGATGTTAACTAATATTAATAATACATCTTCTGTGTGTTTTACTTTTTCTAATTCTTCGGGTGTTGCTATTCCTGAACCACTTTCGAATTCTTCTAAAAATGCTTCATATTTAATTGCTTCTGATTTGCAGATATACAACACTTTGTTCAATTTTTCTTTATTTCTAGACATAATTTCTAATTTTAAATAAAAATAGTTCTAATCTGTATAGTTATTATTTTCCGATTTGTTTAATCTTTTTAGTTAAATATTTTTTTCTTATAAACCCAAAAAGAGGAATTAATAATGCAGTAAATAACCAATACCATCTTTTAACTGCACCATCTATAAATTTATTAAATGATTCTTTGAAGTTTTTCTCAACGATTAACTCACCATTAAATATAATTAAATCTTCATAATCACCTATTATTTCAATAACGAAGGGTATTACTTTTTCTTTACCTTCAGGTTTTATACTCCACCTATAATTAAATGATCTTTTATCATCATTAATAATATTTTCATCTGACATTACAATAACATTACCACCAAAATGTATTACAACTTTACCTTCACCACCCCATTCAAAACTATAATCATCTGAATCTTCAACCAAATCTAATCCAATTGTATTTTCGTTATATCTTTTTATAATATCAGGATAGGTAAACGTTACAGAATATTTTTTCTTGGGTTTATTCATTACACTTATTTGCTTATCGAATATAATGACATCCCTGGAAGCACCATCTTTTATTTTAGCTGTCATGATTAAACTATAATCACCCACTTTATTTGCTGTAACACTCCACAACCATTGAGTAACTTCTTTTTCATCTACTAATTGTTCATCACTTGTGATTTTATGTATTGTAAATGCGTCTAATTCTAATGATTTTAATTCCATATCCATTATATTACCAACCCTTATAACTTCTTCATAAATAATACCAGTTGATGTGTGTGATGTTAATGAAACTAAATGTATTGTGGTTTCGTCACTTACTAATTCAATTATTCTTGCTTCGACTCTTGATACAACATCAATGATTAATACTGAATCTACTTTATAAACTAATGTTCCTTTATTTTCCATTAATAATGGTGATGAATAATTTTTTGATGATCTTTCTCTTAATTCTTCTTCTTTTAATATTTTTTCATACAATAATTTTTCTCGTTCATAGTCATCATAATCAATATAAGCACTGACAATATCTTCCGTTTCAATGTTATCATTATTTTCCATTGACCACACCGCCGTATCAGATACAGATATCAATACTGGATTTTGATAAGTCATCCTTCTATTACAACCAAATATAAGTAATGATAGTATTAAAATATATAATATTCTTTTCATACAATTATATATTAAAATAAAAAAAGGATGTAAAATTTACATCCTTTTCATTTTTCTATAAGCCATTTGTTTTCTTTCTTTTTTACGTTGTACATCTTTCTTCTTATTGGCTTTTCTTTGTTTCCAAGACATACCTTCTGACTTATCTTTGATATTCAGAATAGGTTTAATCTTTTCCAGAATAGTAGCAGTTGGCTCAATCGCTTTCTCAATCATTTCTGACGACTTGTAAGCGAAAGGAGCTTCATCTAAAGTTGACTTACAAACAGAAGTAGAATAAACCCCCTTCATAGTTCTTTGGAAGTCTTTTAAATCAACTGATTCCTTAGCCTTAGACCTTGACATCAAACGTCCTGCTCCGTGAGGCGCAGAGTTATTCCAATCTTCATTAGACTTACCTTCACACACTAAGATACCATCTCTCATATTGAAAGGAATAATCAGTTTTTCACCCTTGTAAGATGCAACAGCACCCTTTCTGATAACAAAGTCTTTAAAGTCAACAAAGTTGTGTATGGTGTTGATTACTTCATCAAACTTCTTAATCTTCAATGCTCTTTTAATAGAATCCAACATAGTTTCACGATTCCAAGTAGCATATTGTTGAGCGAATATCATATCATACAAGTAACCCATAAGGTTATCACCTTGTAAGAATTCCTTATCTACACCAAATCCATATTTTTCCTTTAATTCTTTCATCTTCTTAGGGATGTCAGACTTAGGAACAGTATTTTGGATGATGTTGTTTAATTCATCATTGTATTCTTTAGGTACGTTCTTCACTTTACCATTAGCAACATTGTTCCAATAGTCAGCAATTTTTAACCCAAAGTTTCTTGAACCTGAGTGAACAGTTACCCAATATGAATTAGATACATCAGATTTACCAATTTCGATGAAATGGTTCCCACCCCCAAGTGTTCCAATTGACATCCAGAATTTAATAGGATCAATTTTAATATCCTTTAATTTCTTATCTAACCACTTTTCATCATAAGTTGGAGAAACGTAAGAAGTTCCAAATTTTTCATTGTAGTTCTTAGTAAAATCATCAGCTATTCTTTGAACATCGTTAAAAGGAATAGACTTGAATATTCTTTCATCGTGAATATTAAATCCCATAGGAACTCTTTCACGAATATCAATATCAACTTTTTCTAAATCCAATGAAGTTTGTCCATCGAACTTAGCAGATAACATACCACAACCAATATCAACCCCAACGTAGTTAGGTGATAACATATCAGTCATTGGCATAGTAAATCCAATAGTGATACCTTTACCAGCGTGAACATCAGGCATGATTCTAACAGTCACACCTTCGGATACTTTCTTATCCAAGATAGACTGAATTAATGAAATAGCTTGTTCTTCTACTTCATCAACAAAGATTTTACAATCCTTATTATATTTTCCTTTTAATTCTAACACGATTTCTATTTATTATTTATTATTTTTTAAGCGGTTACACCTGAAATAAAGAATGGTGACAGACTACCTTTGTACAGAAGTACATAACAGATAAGTGAACCATCTTCGTTACTAAAAGATAGGATTTTAACATCATCTGGGTCTGATTTTAGGTGTGTATCGAATGCACTTGTTTTAACAAATACATCACTATCCTTAACATTTTCTGCGTATTCTGCGAGCGAACCAGCATAATCACTAAGTTTTTCTGTATGATCAATACCGTCATACATCAAGTTAAGACCTGTCAGTTGTGCTACTTTTTCGGTTGTTCTTTTCATAATTGTCAGTTTTTATTAATATTATCTTACAAAGATACTATATATTACTGACAAAAACAAGGGTTTTCCGTTTTTTATTGGTAAAAAGGTCTACCGAGCGATAAATTATCCATAAACGAATAAGCTTCTTTGAAGGTATCGAATGATTCAATGATCAAATCTTCTTCGTATTCTTGACTTTTTGGGTCCATCGCTTCTTGTATCCACACTTTTTGGAAATGTCTATATTCTGACCAAAATTTCCATTTATCTTCGTCTTTTTTATCAATGAATTTTTCTAAACCTTCCGAACCTTGTCTAACAATCCATTTCCCACCTGTCATTGGTCTACCAATAACCATATATTTTTTATAATCTCTTAACATGTTTTTAATTTTTAGTTAATATTTTATCTATTTTCTTACGTCTTTCTTCTAATATATCTCTCGGAAAAATGGTTATTACATTACCGTCCACATAAGCCCCACAATCAGGACAATACGCACTCGCGTTTTCATGAAAATAAAACTTATCATAATGTTTGCAATCGATTGGGTTTTTCATTAGTTCGGATATTTAACCATTAGTTTATAACCAAATTGTTTCAATACAAAATCTTTTATACCATTTAACTTATCACATCCTCTGGTTATTTTAGATTCTTTATCTATTACAAAGAATATACTTTCACCATCACATTTAACATAGGTCATACCCATATCGGATAAACTAGCAAGTGTGTCTTTTAAAATTCCGTGTTTAGTATCTACTTCCATGTTTTATTATTTTAGTTAATATTATTTATATTTGATGTACAATCAGGACATCTTTCAATCAAATCATTTATTGATATATCTATATCAACTTTAGCTAATCTTTGATGTTTAGGTAAATAAGATATATCTGGTTGTTCATATGGAGATTGATGATTAAATCCTCTACGAATAATTTCTTTTGCTAATTCATCGTGTCTTAACTCCATACTCATTGGTTCAATTTGAACAATAGGATCAATACGCCTATCAATTTTATGGTGTTTCACAAAATTGTGTTTATGTTTATGTATTTCACCGTGTTCCCCAAGTAAATGTTTTCTACATAATAACTTCGGGTCAATCATCCACATTCTCATTATACTTTATCTTTTAATTTAACTTCAAATAAATATCCATCCACCATAAACTGATGAACTTCTTCACCTTTATCATCGACCTTATGGAATCCAATATCTTCTATTCTTTCACTACCTTCATCTGCTTCAGCTACTACCTTACTGACTTGATTCCACAATTCTAATTTTGTGGTAGTTACTTTACGACTTCTTATGTCGTTTATTTTTTTAGTTCTAAGTAAATAAGCAAATTCAGGTTTCAATAACCCTCTTTGATTTAGATGATCTATAATATCAGGTTTGTTTTCAATTCTCATAAAACTTATATGTCTATCATATAATTCTTTTACTGTTGTATATTGTTTTGAATTAAAGAAGTCTGATTCATTATCACAAAAGTCTTTAATATCTGATACATCAACAACACAACTATCAAAATTTGTAACTGTTCTCCCTGCACCAATACCTACTTCTTTTAATTCTACTTGAAGAAATACAGTATTGTATAAAAAGTCAACAGGTTTTAAATTATAGTGATTAACAATCTTATCAATCTTATCTTTGATTCTCATACCAAATTTAATGAAATAAATTTCATCATTATATTCTACTGGTATATAATTCCTTATAAATCTTGGAACTGCTTCACGGTTATCGAAATCTACAAAATCCGCACTATCGTGAATAAAAAGTTTTTCTAATTTATTGATATAGTACTCTTTAACAGTATTATATATCATATCTTCACTAATAGGTAATAGCCGTAGTTTTTGACCATCTTCTAATTTTAATAATAAGTTTGACATTAATTCTTTTTTAAAAAGTTAATAAAAATTATCCATTAAATCCAGTTAAACGTTTATAAGACTGTCTGTGACGGATATAATGTGATTGATACTTAATATAATGAATACCGTTCTCGTATTCCCAATATGTTTTTGAACTTGAACCAGGTACACTCGCTGATTTAATCTTTCCAATAGCATTTTCAAATATCATATGATATGGAATACCTGTAACTTCTGATGCTTGAACAATAGAATTAAACAAAATACTTTTATCGGCAAAATGACCGATAATAGGTACATGATACTTCTTTTGTTTAAGTTTCTTTATTACTTCTTTATTTAATGTTTGTTCCATTGTGTTTATTTATTATATTTATAATAGTATCCATTGATACAGGTTTAGATAATATACCATCATAATCCACTTCTTGCCAATCAGCCGGGAAATCTGCCATTCGGTATGCTGATACAATATATACCGGTGTTTTTATATTTAGTTCATCTTTAATTATTTTAGTAGCTTTATACCCGTTCATAATTGGCATCATCATGTCCATAAATATTAAATCATATCCATTTTCTTTAACTAAATCAACTGCATAATTACCATCCTCTGCTTCTGTTACAACATGTCCATCCAATTCTATCATATACTTCAAAAGAAGTCTGTTTGTTGGGTTATCATCTACTACTAATATATTCATAATTAAATCTTTGTTTATATTAAGTATATATTAATCCGATTTAATAGATTTTATTGATTCCTTTAATTTTTTATCAATACTATATCTGTTGAAATTAATTATCTTTAAATTATCCAAAAGTTTTGATTCTTTTTCGTTTAATTCCCGATCTATATTAGATAAAAATATAATAGCATCAGCACATTCTTGTCTAAAATTTGGATATTCATTATATAATGTTTTATATTCTTCTAATATCTTTTTATCATCATCTGTTATTTGATAAGATTGCACATACAATTTATCAAAACAATACCGATGTAATGATTCAAGATAAATTATATTTTCAATAAAGTCGAATTTTATCATAATTTAGTTTAATAGGTAAAGATAAGAAAAATTATTGACGATTCAAAATATCATTGATTTTTTCTCTTCTTAGTTCATATATTTTCTTATCTCTACATTTTCTTACGAAATTTATTATCTCTACACCAAACGGTTCGTAGATTTTTATATCTTCCTCTGTTAAATCTTCAAAAGGTTTTCCGTACATAGAATGTTTCATCGGCTTAAAATATTATTTATTTTCTTCTTGCGATTAAGAATATTTCTTAATTTTTCAACTTTAACGGTAAATTCATAACCAAATACGGATTCCATTTTTTCTAAATCATCATCTGTATAATCTTGGACTGGTTTAAGATCAAATGGTAAAATATCACTATATTTTATAGGGGTAGACATTAGTATTTACTTTTAAGTATTGATAAAACATCGTCCTTTTCTTTAGCGAATAAGTCCATATAAATAGGTTTATCTAAGAATGTAATAGAATTGTCATCTTTGATACATTTAATTCTACATTTAACCTTAAATGAATCTGTTTCTTCATCATAAAAAATCTTAGTACCCTTGTTATCTTTCAGACATAAATAATTTATATCAATATCCACAACGGGTTTGAATTTACAACAATCATTGGTGCTAATGTATTCATATAAATCTTTTAATTTGTTCATTTGTTGAACTTTTTAAATTTTTTGACTTCTTCAGCCAATTCTTCGGGAAAATACTTTATCAAAAAATCAAGATCATCTCTTTTTATCTGATAAAATTCTAAGAAAAAATCTACCTCTTCTTTATTTAATAGGCTTTTTTCTTTCTTTCCCGATAACTTAAACCAATACCATTTTGGTATATCGGTAGTTCTCTGTTTAATAAAAAAGTGATACCAAACATCCAATGCACTTGATTTATCCATGTTCTTATTATTGAAGAATTGAGCATGCTTTGGAAATTGTCTAGCAAACTTCCTATTCATTATAAAAAAGAACTTTTCTTTATCTTCATCCGTAAGATTCTTATACTGATCCTTCTGTTTGAATATAAAATCCCCGATATGTCTTATATCATATTGCATACAAAAAACTAATTTTATATAATATATGATATTATTCGACTTTTGTTTATTAATTAATTAGTATTTTACCCGTATAAATATAATACATAAACATTGTCATTGTCTTTTCATAAGTAAAATATTTACTTAATTCCTGTATGTCTATTCTTTCTTCAAAGTATTTTGAATATTCTTCTTCAAATTGATATAAAAATTCATCTAATATAGATAAGCCATTAGGACCATTCAGAGGATTATCAAGCCCCCTTATAAGTAAACTATTTTCAATTGCTACTTTCTTAGCTTTATCTGTTATTTTTTCTTTTGCTTTCTTGAAATTTGTACCTGTTATTCTTTTTAATATCTTATCAAACTTTTGTAAAAAATCTATTTTAAATTGTTCTGAAAAATTCATAAATGATTTTTCTTTCTTAATCATTTTTCTTTTTGATTGTTTGTTAATTTCAAAATCACCTTTTAATCTATAAATATTTGTTCTAGGATCAATGTTTATTAACGTTTGTGTCAAAGTGTCATATTGTCTTTTTAATTTATCAAATTCTCCAGCCCATTCCGTATCCCTGTAAACATAATTATCAATGAAATACATAGTTCCTTTGAATGTCGGATAAGATACAATAACTTTGATAGAATCTACTGCAATTTGTACAAATAAGTTCTTATCTCCTTTCTTTAAATAATTGGCAATATCTTTTTTGTGATTCATCTTTTCCCATTCTGCATCTGGTGATAACGCTAAATCCCTTTGTATTGGTTGCATTACTTCTTTTGGAACGCCCAATGCAGTAAGACTACTTTTTTCTAATAGTAAATTAGAATCATTAATCTCATATATAAATTGTTTTGGTTTGTATGATGGACCTTCTTTTCCATCATTCTTTATTAGATTCTTAATTCTATCTAATTCATCAATAGTATAAAATCTTTCAAATTTAAAATAATCTTGATCGAGACCTTCCATTGTACCATATAAAAAACTATTATCAACATCATAATAAAGAAATATTGGTGTTTTACCTTGATCCAAATAATTAATAGCCCCGTTTTTAACATTCGTTGTTATAGGTAAACTTGTATATTTATCTATATTATTTTGAATATATGTAAACGCTTTTTCTATTTCTTCTACACTATTTAATTTAATTGGTATAGATTTATATTGTTTGAAATATTGTTTACTTTCATACACAAATTTCTTTGGTTGATAAGTTGGGGTTGTATCTTTACCCGTCACTAATCTTATATAGTGTGGTAATTCATCTATTGTAAATATTTTTTCGTGAGGAAAATCATTCCCGAATTTTTCGAGAAAACTAATAGTACCATATCCAAAATCATCATGTTTTTTTTCATATCTAAGATATACTGGCTCGTCATTCATTACATATTCTTTTAACCCACCCATAACAACATTAGGAATCTCTTTATAATCTTTTACTTTATTAATGATTTCATTAAATTCTTTAATAGTACGTATTGATATTATAATATTTGGATATTTATCAAAATAATTATTAGATTCATATACGAATTTCTTTGGACTATACATCGGTTTTATTAATCCGTTATATTTTAAAAGTTGTTTCCATTTGGGTAAATCATTAATAGTAAAATAATTTCCTTTATCATTTGGTACTCCATCAGCTTCATGTAAATATTCCAAACTACCATGACTAAATTCTCCACGATTTCTGTTATATCTTATATATGGATGTTTTTCTTCTTTTAAATGATGCAATATACTCGCAGTAAAATGACTATCAAGATTATTTCTAACAAGACCATTAAGATCATCATTAATATAATTAAACAATTTATTCATTTCTTCTTCTGAATTTATTTCTATTATAATAGAACCATAATCATCAAAGAAATTTTTAGATTTTTCGTTTAGTACATATTTATTAAAATTACTTATCATTTGGAAAAATATACATTTGGTTGTATATATAAAAAAAGGAGACTAATTAAAATTAATCTCCTTTAACATTGATTTGATTTAGTTCTTAATCGTCTCCGAAGAAATCATCCAAATCATCTGAATCAGTATCATCCAAATCAGTATCATCGAGTGTTTCGGTTGAAGAAGTAGATGTAGAAGCTTTATCAATACTATCTTTAGCGAAACTAAAGTCTCTACCAGAAAGTATTTCAATAATTTTTTCAACATTTCCTTTTTGTTCTTCTGTCCATTCCTTAGCTGCATTATCTTCCAATTTAACAGATGTATCTTGGAGATAAGCCATAACTTTAGATTGAACTTTAGCACTCTTAATCAAGAATTTTTCTCTATCTTCATCCCATTCCGTAGGAGTTTCCATGAAAACACCTTTATCTTCGTTCCAAATCTTCAAAGAAGATACATTTCTGAAACTTGAACTATCATAGTTGGGCCAATCACCAACTTGTTTTACGATAAGACGGAAATCTTTACCATTAGCTGGGTCAAAAACATTACATTTTTTACCGTCAGCATTTTCACCTGTTCTTTCAAGATTAATTTTCTCTTTGATTTTGTAACCATAAGGGAAAATCATAATTTTACCTTCGAATTCTGGGTGTTGTTCATCTTCGATTACTAAGACATAAGAATAATACTTAGTAGTTCTACCGATTAATTCAGCTCTTTCAACTTCTGCTTGATTTTTGGAATTTTTAAGTTTCCAATAAAGAGTAGTAAGAGGACATTTTTCACCGAAATTAATCAATGAATCATAATAACCTTGAAGATCGGAATGATCTGGTAGATTTGCGTAATGTACGTGTTTTTCAATCGCTGATTGTCCTAACGTACCATCTTCCAATACATTAGGAAGAAAACGGATTGTTGCTACATAACCTTTACTTTTGTCTGTAGCGTCTTTCAGATTTGCTCTGTAAATACCATCTGCCGAGGTACTTTTCTTGTTTAAAAAACTCATTGAAGCGTCATCAGCTTCCATGTCAAATAAATTTACAACATCACTCATTTTATTAGAGGATTGTTTTTTGACATTTAAGAAATTTTTCTGCTTTTTGGGGTGATTGTTAATAGGTGGGTTGTTTTTAAATCCTTAAAATCCTTCACTTCTTTTAACCTTAAATACCTTAAATTGCCTTAAATTATCCTTAAATGTAATAATGTGAATTATCACAATAGTATATATAAAATATACATATTCAATATAGCTAAAATGATGAAAAAAGTTTAATAAAAATGAAAAAAAGGTGAAAATAATTTCACCTTTTAATTTAATTTACTTCCTATCTTCTCCTTTCCACCATTTCCCTCTTTTGGTATTCCAAAACCATTCGAATTGATGTTCAACTCTTATTGTCCAAGAGTTAGGAAAGTCAGATAATCTTGTTAATTGTTTTGCTTTTCTTAAAGCTTGTAGTTCTTCTACCTCTTTATTATCCTTGGTAGATTTGGATTTTACAATAGAATATTCTGTTTCAACAAAATACTCTGGGGCTTGTGCTCCCATCTTATGAGTTTGCACTACCTTCCATAGTTTTCTATGTGTATTCATGATCAGTTAAACAAACTGATCTAACTACTATCTATACCCCTTGCTATTTTTGACCTTAATTCGTGTTGAATCATTTTATGTAATCTTTTAGTTTCATCGGGTTCACTATCCATTATTTTATATTTAACCATAATAGACATAATTTCACCCATTATAAATCCTGCATCAACATTTTGTATATCAGATAATGTCAATGAATGAATAAGTTTATCAGACACTTTAAGAAAATCAGCACAGAATTCATTATAGCTATATCTAGTTTCTACGTCAATAGATTCCAAATATCCATTAATATCATTTTTAGCGCCGTCTACTTTATCAAAATCATTTACGAACAGTTCTTTTAAACGGTTATTTAATTCAATTGATAACTCTTCTTTCTTATCCATACTATTATATATAATAATTATTCAGTTTTGTTTTGTCTAAAATAAAAAAAGGGGAAAACAAAAATGTTCACCCCTTTTCTAAAAATAATCCCGTATTTTTATCTTTCTACTGGTTTAAAGTCAGTAATAGTTTTAATGACTTCACCATGTTCATTAGTAACTTCAACATATATTTCACTCTTGGTTGATTTCTTTCCACTACTATACCAAGTGTATGTTAGATGCTTACAGGCACCTAAATATTCCGAACCACCCCAAACCCACTTATCATAGATGACATCATCATAATAATAAAAATCGTGACTTCCTGCTCCTTCATCGTAATATGTTTTAGAATCACCGTCATATAATATAAAATCATTGTAATCATCAAGAGCAAAATACCACCAATAACCAGTTAAGTTTTTAATTGTTATATCTCCAGTTTGATTTTGCTCACAGGGTTCTCTTGTTTCACACGAATTGAAACTCATAATTCCGATAAATAATGCCGTTAAGATTAATGTAATTTTTTTCATAATTTCTATTTTTTATTTATTTTTATATTTAATACATATATCATACCAAACTATTTATTAGATTATCTAACTACTAGTTTCCTTA